CTCGCTTGTGGCTATTCAAGCTGGCGAGAAAATTGGCTTCCGCACATGGCGGCCAACAAAGCGTAACCTCAGGTACATCACACATCCGCCATTGCCGCTCCACAATAGGATGTTTTGCTTGGAGTATTTCGTGATGCCCCGCCCGTAGTCATTTCTCCCTACCGCTTCCAACCAATGCACCTCTTACAAATTGTCGTTAGTACAATGGCCAGTGTTTCGCCACATGCAGCTGTCCCAGTGGTGTGCTCCTGGTAACTGACTTGCGGCTGACGATGCTCCGGCGGCTTGGAATCTGCAATTATTGGGTATGGCCAACTCCCACCCCGGCTAGGGCTGCAGACGGCTTTCACCTCAGGACATTCAACTCTTGTCCACCAGGCTTTGGGACCCACCTATGTTGGTTCGGTTGAATCCTCAAAAGAATAAGGCTAGCTCTACGGGCTGGAGCAGTCAAGGCCCGTCCGGAGGTGAGGCAACCAATGGTCACACCCTGAGTAGGAGCCGGTGATCTCCCAATTCCTCCGGATTCGCTATCTGATCGCGCGAAAATTAAGTGAAACTAATACCACTACGTTGTGAAACGAACCGACAAGCTAGATGCGCCAGCTTGCCGGGATGCATTCTCTGAACTCCACGGGAGGCATGATATTGTCCACCAACCAAGGCACCATCCTGAACTTTGCGAGCTCGTCGGATGACACCTCGTAACCACAATCCTTCATGAGCGTTATCTCCTTTTCCTCATCGAAGTTGGCGTTCTTCAGATCTATCACGTCACGCAAACTCTCCACCTCGCCTTTCTGCATCGTTGGATCACCCAGGCACGCCATCCTGTCTTCATACGACAGCGCGCCCAACTTGATGCCATAATGGTTGGCCCACTCATCCGAATAATGCAGATACTTCTTTGAGAGCGTGGGGCTTCTGCCTGCAAAAGCATAAGCCCTCGAGAGATATGTGCACGCCGCCACGCTGGCCACGCACTTCTCACCCCTCGCCCAAACGCCTTCCATAAGAGCTGGTGACTTTGATACCCCTGCGTTGCGCATTGCCCTGTGAACTTCTGGCAACCATCTGCCTGGGATGGGACCCTTGTCATCTAAAGCGACTCTTACGCCACAAAATGTCATGTAGTCTTTCGGGAAACTTATCTTCATGTTGAATCCTACCTTGTCCCAAAAGGCCTCGATGTCCTTCTGA